CTCTAATCTCAGTAAATCTATTGATAAGAATAGAACGCATGTGATCTATCCCCAAATCAAACTTTTGTCGTGCCTGTGCCGCTTGTTGTGAGTTATCACGAAACATGTAACAGTGGTATAAGGCTCCGTCTATTACAACATGTTTGTATGCATCAGGAACTGTCATAGTGTCCGTAGCGGCGCTTAAATCTGTATGATAGGCGTAGTAGTCGTATGATACGCTGTACGCAGCGTTTGGAATTTGTGTAAAACCCGCTTTATCGTCAGGAGTACGGTATATATAGGTAGGTTGATCATAGTCTCCACTAGTAGCCTCACTATCTCTCTCAAAATAACGAGATAGAAAAGTATCGTAGTTAATTTGCTTCAGCTTTCTGGCCGCATAATCGTTATCTGCGTCGTAGTTAATACGAAAGCTATTCCAATCAGCAATCTTTAAAGTAGTAGCCAGTGCGTATGAAGCTGTTCCAGAAACTAACGTCAAAGATCCCGTCGTATGATTAAACGGAAAGAAATATTCCCGTTGAGAAATTTCATGTAGTGATGCATTCACAGCATCTTTAACTTGTGCGCGGAAACCAATAACACTAGTAAAATCATCTGCACCAATTTCGACTTCGTTCAGTCGGCGCAATGTATCATTTACTAGTGTGAGAAAAGTTGTCGCCATTAAATTACCACCAGTTAAAAAAGTAGGAGTGGGGTTTTTACACCCCACCCCATGTAGCTTTACGCAAGCGTATCACGATCAACGTCACTGGCTTCAAGAACACCAATGTCGTCAACATTCGACAGCCACGCAAAAACGCGGATCTTACCCGTTAGGGTAGTACCGGTTTGTGCCTGGATAAGAATGTCGAGCGTATCAGCTGCAGCTGGTACAATCGCACACCCAGGTGCAGCAGGAACCGCATAGGCACCAGCTGCTGCAGCGTCGAAATCAAAGGCATCGACAAATGCATCTGGATCACCACCAGTCACGCCCAAATCAAGAGCGCAATCGGAAGAAGTACCAGTATGAATAGCGGTACATTCCATGCCAGCAGACATAATCATCGTGTTGGCAGGGATCGTAAGTGCTTCAATGATATCGGCAGCAGCCAGTGCAGTACCTTTAGCGGTAACAGCAGCAGCAAAGTCGATTTCATTCTGAACGTAGTACGGACTACGCCCACGAGCGCCAGGGTTTCGGACGGTCGAAGCAAGAGTAGTAACGGTAGACATTATCTACGCCCTCCCTAGACTAGGTTATATTTGGCATTCACAAGACCTTCTGGACGAAGAATCTTGCGACCATACAAATGCATACCCCGAACGATGTCAGCAAAGCTGTCGGGATCGCGATAGGTTTCCGTCTTATTAATCTGCTCTGCAGTTGCAACAGCAGACATATGACCAGCACAAATCACACCGTAGTTGGAAGCATTGGTTCCACCAGTAGTGGCAGGACCGGTTCCAACGGAAGGCATGTTGTTAGAGACATATACCTTAAAACCGTGAAGGTTATTAAGGATAAGACCATTTTGGAGGCCATCGCCCCCGAAGTCAGCGTTGAAAAGACGAGAGTCTTCATCACGCAGAAGCTCAACAAACACCGGATCAATAACGAGAAACCGGCTATTGGTATCAACATTCTGCTGGTCAAGAAGACGAGCCATACGGTTGATTACCGAGAGAGCATGAGCATTACCAGAACCCGGAGTAGTATCCGTGGCACCTGGAGCGCGGGCGTCTACACCAACACTATTAGCAGAAGAACCACCGAAGTCATCCCCACGAATTTCCATTGAATCTAGGAGTTCGTCAGAACCAGCGGTTGAAACAGACTTGCTACCATTTACAGTGGTATTAACCACGTTGGGCGTACCATGGAGCGCAGTTTGTTTGAAACCACACATGTAACCTAGAACATCTTGGTCAAACTGGTCAGCAAGCCGATAGGCCGCACGATCAGTAGCAAGCTGTTGGAAGTTTACATGACTATGTGCTTCCTCAATATCGTCAACCTTGAAAGCAAAGTAATTTGCTTTGTCAATGGTCAACGAAAAGTCTTCATCGTCAAGATCCTGTGGAGTAATAGTTGTTCCACGGGTGTATGCCTTGACAGTGATTTCGGGCTCTTTGATAACTTTAACGCTATCACCCATGTTGGCGATTTCGCCAAAGTAATCGCTATTAGAAATAGCTTCTACAACAGAGCCTTTACGAAAGGCTAGCTGAACCTGCTTTGAATAGATAACCGGTGAGAAATTACCATTAGGCAGGTTGTTGTACCCAGCAGCGGATGAAAATGCCATTTTAAGGTCTCCTACATTTTCTACAACATCCTAATGCGTGTAACAAAGACACGCTATGTTATCTATTTCACAAGGCCGTTTGATATAGAGGTAGTACGGTTCCATGGCCGATGGAACTATAGGCTCAATCTTACGGGTGGCTTAGAAATAATTACTACGTCAGTAGCGTAAGTAGCTAAACTGTAGGGTTACACTTCTAACATAACTGTATATAGTTATACCTGATTTAAAAAATAAGTCAAGTCTTTATCTTGCAGAACCTGACATATCGTATACAAAACTTCCGGAGCGGATAGAATCCATGATTGCCTCCGAGTTTTTTTCGTATTCTTGAGGCGTCATCTTGTCTACGTCAGACTCTTTAAAAGATCCTGCCTCATTACGTAACGCAGGGCGGCTTCTCTCACCCTTTGTTTTAACAGATCGAGCTGCATCCTTGTCTTTACTGGCTGCAGTTTTAGTCTTCCCTTTATCTGATTTGTATAAGTCAATAGCCCTAGAAGCAGACTTAGCATCATCATCGTTTTCGTATAACGCCTTTTGTATCCAGACAGGCTGTTCTTCAGCCCAGTCATGGAAGTCATCACTTTCTCGAATGTCGTCAAAGTCGGGATGCATGGTGTATAATTCTGTTTCAGCACGATCTTTAGATACCTGAAGTCGTTCATTGTTTAACTCAGATACTTGTACTTCAATCTCAGCAGATCGTTCAGATGCCTTTTTCATTGCAATCGTTTCTACGATGGCAGCTACATCTGGGTACTGTGCTGCCCATGCAGCAATGTCGTCATCCGTTTTGGGTAGCTTAAACTCCTTTTTAGTAGCAGAATCTAGTTGACTTTTTAGCTGATCAATTTCACTCTTAAGATCTTCCGCTTGCTTTTGTTGGTGCCTACGAAGATCAGAATACCGTTTCTTAAAAGTCTTTTCTTCTGCGCTTAGTACTACTTCGTCTTCAGTACTATCTTCTGTAGTATCTCCTTTTTGTTCTTTAATAAGATCTTCTAGTTCCTCTTCTTCTTTCTTTATCCTCTCATCATGTGAGTAAGGACGAGACATGAAAGCAACTTTTTTAACGGGTTCTACAGTAGCTGATACTACATCTGACATATTCTATACTCCTTTGTTGGGGCCACGGTAGCCGTTTTGGGGCATGGGTAGCCAACTAATGGTTTATTATCGCGAGGCCAAACCACGCCTCTTCTTCTTAGTGTTCTTTGCTTTTCTTTTAGGTCTTTGTATTAGTCCTCCAACATTAAATAAGCCGCCGCCGGGTGTATCAGGCTGACCCATAGGACCAGTATCATCGCTCTCCGTCCCCGGTGTCTGGGTAGCAGGTCCACCCACGGTACCC